ATACAAAATATGCTTGGATAGTTTCGTGTAAAGCACTACCAAATAAGGAATAGATATTACCCTTGAATGTTTCTGCCTTATCCACATAATTTGCTTTCCAAGTATAAGGACATTTGTCCCACATACTAAATTGACTATAACTTATTTTGCCCATTTGCCCCTCGATACGACTTGTGCCATAATTCCATATACTGATATGTCATTGAAACTATCTACTACTGGCTCATCTTGAACTGAGTTTTTATCATCTCTCATCAATAGTGTTTTAATTCTTTCTGTTTTGTCTTGTATTCTGAACCATAAACCCAACAACGATAACTTGATATCTTCCTTGGTTTTCAACAATGAACCAACTGCCACATTTTGTGGGCCGTAGTCGTGTTGTTTTCTTAGGAACAATTCATATTGTTCACTTTGTATTTGTAGAAACTCTGCCGTCATCTCTGGATATTTGTATTCCATATATCTTACAATGTCTTGTGTGTCTACCATTTCTTTTTCTGCTTCTGTCGGGTCATATTCTTGACCGACATCATCAATGACTCTTGGAAAGTCTAATGCTGAATCTGGTAATCCCTTTGGTGTGTCTTTAATTGCCATTATTTACTCCATATTTTTTTTAGTTGTTTTTCATCTACACCATATTTGGATATAATAGAAGCGTTTTCTCTACATTTCGTGAACTTTCTTGAAAGTGTTCACATAATATATCCATAGCCCACTTTTCTATTTTGGATTTCTTTTTAGATTTTGTATATCGTAAATATGTATTTCCTCGTGGTAATAAATTTGTGTAGAATTGATAAACCGTCTTTGGTTTCAATTCCCAATATTGTTGTATTTCATTTACAACTTCTATCCAATCGGCTTTCATCGATAAAAACCTATGCACCATATAATTTGACCAGGTCTTCTTATCTGATTCAGATAGTTCGTCCCAATACAATTGGTTCTGAACATTTGTAACTTGCTTTATGTGGTCAAATAGTGTTTTTGTTTTCATAGTGAATAACCTTAGATATAAATAAATAGTTTGTATGAACCTGAAAATGTAAATTATTTAGTATTGATTTGTCATTTCTGTTCTTGGAAAAGATACTTTATATTTATCATATCTTTGAGAATCTATATAATTTAAATCTTTTGATTTTAACTTGTAACCCTTTTCATTAAAATTGCCAGTTTGGAAAAACTTATCCTCATAATTCAAATCATCCGATTTCAAAGACTGATTAATTTCCAATTTGTAATTATTGTGGTAGGATTTACAATGAACTTTATATTTAAATTGCGTATCTTCTAACATTTGTGGAATAAAATTTTCCGTAAATTCAAAATCTATTATGAAGTTACCTTTAATTTTATGTAGTGCCCAAATCCAAACCTTTATATCGTCCACAATAGAATTAATAATATTCCTTTTAGTATCCTCTACACTATTCGATTCCTTTTGCTTATTTGCAAACTTTAAATAAGAAGTGTTGTAATCAATATTGGTAATATCCTTTTCACTGCCATCAAATACCATTTTATTTAGTTCTATATTATTATCAATATCTTGCATTGTAGTATTTTGAACATCTAATACATCTAACATCAAGTGTGTTAAGTGTCCTCTAATGTTACGATTTAAAATATTATTCTTATAATCATTACTTACCCAATCATCTAAAAACTTATCGTCTGAAATAGAATAGTGGGATTTATTAACATCCATAGGTGTTCCTTTGTGAACTTCAATTGGCATCATCATATTTATCCTACTAACAAATCTCAAATTCTCTCCGTCAGTAAGAGATTTCTTATCAAAATAATTTCTACATTCATATAAGAACATTAGGTTTTGTAGAAAGTCCATAGAATTTTCCCTTGCGAATGCTGGTATCCAATTAGCAGAAAATCCTATACCATTATTATAACTATTTTTTAAAACATCTTTTATTACATCTGGTGTTTGTCCTTTTTCCATTAACCCCAATATCTTTGGGACTCCTGATTCCACTCCTACTTCCAACCAATTCATACCACTACTCTTTGCTGTTTTCATCAGGTCTTTAGTCATTTTTTTAGATGTTCTACCATACCCGCCCCACTTTATATCATAAGGTAAATCATCTAATAAATGTATCACCTGTTTAAATTGCTTCATTGAACCATTCATCAATGAATCTACAAACCAAAAGTCTTTGTATCCATATTGTTTATATAATTTATCAATATCATCTTGTATTTTTTCTGCTGATTTATAACGATATAATCTTGTTTCACTACAAAATGTGCATTTAAAGGTGCAACCTCTTGCAGTTTGAACTGGTAACATAAAGAAATCTTTCTTGTTTATTTTTTCATATAAGTCAAGTGTTTCTTTACTCCACTTCGGAATATCTAATTCATTCATATTTACAAGTTTTGTTGGTCTACCATTAAATACTGGTTTTCTACCACTTCTACCTACTGGTAATATTGTAGGAAAACTTGGTGTTTGTTTATCCCAAACCCAAATACCTTTTACTCCGTTATAATTTCCGTGTTTATGGTATTGGTTTGCTAAATCTTTTATTATAACTTCACCTTCATTTAATCCACAACCCACATCTACAAATTCTCTATATTTTCTTTCATCATTTTGAGTTGCAACTAAACCACCTGATTCAGTTTGCCAACAATAAGGCCCACCATACCAAATCTGTATCTTAGGATTTTTCTGTTTCAATTTTCTAGCGATATAATCTGTGGTGGTGATGTTAGAACTATAAGTTGTGAAACAAACAACATCAAACTTTGACATTTTATCAATCCAACTATCCCAAAACTTACTGAATTGTTTTGTTATATTGACAAAATTTGCTTGAAAGACTTTACCATCATAGATAGCATTTTCTTTGTGTGAGAATCTCCAATACTTATCTTTCTCATTTCCTGCGAAATAAGCAGATAGTAAATTTAAATCTATTTGTTCTGTTTCGTGTCCGTCTTTTTCTAACGATGAAGCTAAACTACCAAGTGCAAATGAAGGTGTAATCAATGACCATTGTGGACATAAACATAATGCTATTCTCATACAAAACAATCTCCCAACATCCAAGTTATTAGTGAATATCTTGTTCCTTGTGTAATCGGTGTAACTCTATGTGATAGAAATGCTGGAAAGATAGTTATACTACCTCGTGTTCTGTTTGCTTTGTGATTATTTTTACCTGTTTCGTCTGTGATACCAAACTCTAAATCTCCACCCTCATAGTTTTTCTCATCACTTAACTGAACGACTGCGGTTAGTTTTCTTGTGGAAGTTTCTTTTGCTCCACTATCTGTATGCCATTTGTATTTACCACCAACACCATACTTTAATATTTTTACTGATTCTAATTCTTGTATATTGTATTTAAATATAGAGTGATTTGCCAATTCAAATAACATTTTTAATTTATTGTTTAGTTTTTCTTCATTGATTTTGACTTCTTGATTATCACGAACCTCTTTGTTCGTAATGTTATCGTCATATTTACCAGCGAGTTCCGATATTGTTGTTCCTTTTCTCTCAAGATACCTCATTAGTTTTACACATTGACTCTCTGATAAGAAATCTTCTTTATGTACTACAAATTCAAATGTATCGTTTTGTATCATACGAAAGTATCTCCAACTGCCCAAGCAACACAAGAGTATCTTTCACCTTTTGTTATCTCGGTTATTTGATGTCCTGCGAATGCCGGATGTATTATTAATCTACCTGGTTTTTGTTCAATGGTTTTTCCGTCAAACAATTTAAATTCCCCACCCTCGTAGTTATCATTCAACGATACAATACAAGTTAATTTTAATGAACTGAATTGGTCTATTGGATAAAAGTCTGAGTGTGGGTTATACCAATCTCCAATATCATATCTATGACATTGAACTCTGTTTCTGTAAATACCTTTGATATCATATTTATAATGAACTTGATTTGCGATTGATATTACTTTCCAAAACTTATCTAAATATTTTTGTTCATTTGTTTTATTAATATTTAACAAACAAATACTATCTTCTGCTTGATAATATTTAGTTTTCTTTCTTTCAGAGTTTTTATTTATATTATCTATAATGTATTGGCACTCTTCTTTGGAAAAGAAATTATCCTTAGTCATTACCCATTTGAAATTATTGTTTAACTTCAAATCGTCCATATCTATTGGTTTATACATTGTTATCCTTATTTGAAATGGTCACCGATAAATAACTCTTGAATCACATATCGTTTACCCTTGCTAACTGGCACCACATTATGACATAGAAATGCCGGAAATAATGTTAATGAACCTTTTAATTTGTTCATTGAATACCACTCTTTTGTATCTTTATCTTGGATACCGAACTGAACATCTCCACCCTCGTATTCACTTGGGTCTGTGAGTTGAACAATCCCTACTAATTTTCTTACTGAACAAGTTCCTGCATTAAAGTCTGTATGCCAACCGTAGAATCCACCCTTCGTGTATTCTATCAATTTTAACTCATCATCACACGCATTAATATCAAAATGGAATACACCATCATTGACAATGTTCATCATTTGAAACATTTTCTTCTGTAACCAAGACCAATCTTTATTTGGTTTGTCTGGTCTGAACTCATTATCTTTTTGTTCACACAAATACCACTCATTAGTCTTTCTAATTTCTGGCATAACTGCGTTATTACCTTGTTCATCTCCGACACAACCAATTACATCTTGTTCAGATTCCATTATGTCTTTTTTTAATTCATCACACTTTTCTTCTGAAAGAAAGTTTGGTATTTGAATTAAGTATTTAAAATCGTTATTCTGTTTCTGACTCATCTGATACTAAAACCTTGTTGACAAAATAGTTTTTGCCGTTGTCTGTTTTGTTAATGTTGTATGTTTCTATAAGTCCGTCAATCTTCTCAACACTAATCACACTTAGTTTGTTCAACTCATCATTTAAAACTTCATCACCAACCTCTAATGGTCTGTAATCTGAATCTATATATGAATCACTCGCAACGTAAAATGGGTGGTCATCTGTGGCCATAATTTCAGTATTGTCATTAAATTTATATTTAACTAAATTATCGTGTAATACTTTTACAACATCTAAAACTGGTGAATTTTGTAGTGTGTTTTCCTCTACATCATAAGTTTTTACTTTTGCTCCCAACTCTATATGTTTAATTTTCTGATAAGTTCCGTCTGCCAGTGTAATCATACTATCACCTGTGAAACATTTACCTGGTGGAATATTATGAACTAATATATCCGATGTAAAGTATGTATCAATATCCTCAACATCCAATGAATAGAAAGTTTCCTCTTGTGCTACTTCTGTTTTTGAAGTTACTTCAACTTCATTTCCGTCGTTATCTAAAAAGTAATCTCCGACTGAAATATCATCTGGTGTTCCCCAACTCCAAGTATCTCCTTGTTTAAGAAAGTATCTACCACCTTTCATCATAGATTGATTCATTACTGGTATTTTTAAATTCAAGGTACTACTATTAATCAAATAATATCCATAGAAATCTTCACTATATGTTCTAACCACTACTGAACCTGATGGTGTTGAGTCAGTTAACTCGGTTGTACTATAACTCAACCAATCTTCAAAATAAAATTCATCTGGCATACCTACGGGTAAATATGATTTAACAATATCTCCGACTTCTACGTCTTGAATTTGTGTTGTTGAATTATCATACATTTGAATCAAACTACCACTAACACTTGAATATAACAAAGCATTTTGCATAT